TGTACTGGATAGAAGCCTGATTGATGCCGGGCGCACGGACGTAGTCGGTTCGCCAATAATCGAAGGTGACGAGCGCGTTTACCGCTAGCGGCGGTTCCCATCTCTTCAGCGCATTCGTGACAGCGTCAGCGATTTGTCGAACCTGTTTCTGGCTTGGCAGAGACGACCAGCAATTAATTTGAAAGGTGGCGTCTACAGCATCAACGCAGTCTGCACTGTCGTCAGATGTCGAAGCATCGCCGAATGAGACATACGGGTATGTTGCGGCCGGTATATCGCCATTCGGATCGGCCGGAGGGTTGTCATAGACTTTATCCGCACCGATAAGCGACGTAAGCGCAGCATTCTGCGATAACCGCGAGTATATCGCGGTTTGAAGTTCCCATACCGGGTCCATTCCTTAATACCCCGCTGCGGCTTTTTTCGCGGCCCTCGTCACTGCAGACCTGATGCGGCGCTTAACGCTTTTTTTCTTGGCGCGCCAACTCACGTAGAAGAATGGCTGCTTTGCCTGACCGGGATTCTTCGTGCCGGCGAACATTCCCTTGTTCGTGAAACGCGTAGTGCCAAACTCAACCCAGCGCGCGTAGTAAGCTTCTTTGTTGCCGGCATAGATCGTGATGGTCGTGTCGTCTCCAACAACGGAATCCACTGAAGCAATTGCAATGCTCCCTGGCGGCGCCTTCCCCCAAGTCCAGCCAATGCTGTCGTGAAGCACCATGTCGTCAACGGGAACGAGATTGCGCATCATATCGCAAATCTCTTCCGCGCTTCTTTCCATGGCTTTTCGTATTAGATCCTGGGCTATTTGAGGCAGAAGCTTAAGCTTGCGATTTAGCCGTTTAAGTCCCGTAATCTTTGTTGCCATCAGCCACCGCCCTGCGCTGCAACGCGCATTTCTATGTACTGATTAACTTCGTCTGGGTTCGCACATGACTGGATCTCGTAGAAGATGCCAGTTCGCTTGTTCCTCGCGCGCCATGACGGCGTGACAGCTCTTGTTCGCGGTTCGCTTCGTACAACAAGCGTATAAGGCTGGATACCCTGCGTGCGAGCAGCGATATCAGTTTCAGAACCAAGGCGTGGCTGCAAACGAGCGGATGTTTCGAACTTGTCGACCCAATCCTGACTAGTTCCGCCGCCCTCATCTCTCACCGGCTCACGCTGTTGAAATACAACGATGTTGTTGAGCGCGCCTGCACCTTTACGTGTCGCCATCCTTCTCACCTTTTCTCGGAGTTTTCAGACGAACAGCCTTGTTGCGCTCCACCGCAGAAGCGGCGCAAGGTGTCGTAACAAGACCGGACCAGCCGGCCTTATAAGCGATGGTGACCTGAGGCAGCGGCTTCCAGTCGAAGTCTTCTGTGAAGCGGACGTGGGGCATTACTATACCTCTTCTTCAACCCGCCAAACCCGATATGCTGAGAGCAGAGCACGAACATGCCGAGGCAAGACTACCTCTCCGCTCGCGCTCATGTCAGGCTCCCGGTTCTCATAAAGGTCTGCGCCGACAAGCAAGATTGAAGCTGAAACAGCGGGATTGATGACAATGCCGTCAGGTAGTGACGGCGTTTGATCCGCCGCGACAACCTCGCGATCGATGTACTCACTGACCACAGTTTCTGCGGCCACCAGATATAGCCTTAGCTCTTCGTCTTCGTCGTCGTGAAAGACGCGAAGGTGTCGCTTGAATACTGCAAGATCAATCAGAGCCATCGCCACCACCTTCAGGTGGTACTTCTGGCTCAGGTTCGGGCTGAGGATTTGGAATGACGACCCCAGCGCCGATATAGCTCGCCACCCGCCTCTTACGCGTCTTTGTCGATGCTGCCATCTGATTTCGCCTTCTGCTTAGGCTTTGTGCCGTTATCTGGCGCGCCGCCGTCCGACTCCTTAATCACGTCAGTCTTGCCGCCCTGCGAGACAAGTCCCTGCGCTTCCAACTGTCGAGCTTCACCGGCTTCAACTTTGAACGACGGGCTCTTACGGGTTTTTAGCTCTTTGCCGAGAGCAAAAGTCTTCAGGGCTTTGACTTCTAGAAAATCGGTCATGTTCTCTCCAATCTGGAAAAGGGGAGCCGAAGCTCCCCACCCCAATTAAGCGCCTTCGACGTCGCCGGTTACGAACGACTCTGGACGATAGACTGCGAACGCCAGTCGCTCTTCCGCGCGGATCGTGAACATGTTCTTTTCGAAGTCGTCGACGTTCTCGCTCGACAATAGCACTTCGATATCGAGACGATCGAAGATCTGTGCAGCGAAGCTGAACGCACCAGTGAGGAATTCACCCGCCGCCATAGCCTGCGTGGAAACCACTGGAAGATTCCATAGGGTTGGCGTGAGCGAACCCTGCGGATTACCGATGATGTAATTTCCACCAAGATCCTTGGTCAGCTCGATCTTCGCCCAATCGATCGGATTGAGAACAAATGCGGTTGCCGGATACTCGGCGAGCACGACCTGAAGGATGGCCAGACGCAGTCGGTCAATTCCAGTTTCATTCTCCGCGGCGAATGCCGGATTGAATGCGGTTGCCTGCGGAACCAGACCGTGAATGTTCTGACCAGTGCCAGATCCATTAAGCAGCTGATTTTCTTCCGCAAAGCGCAGACCGTAGCGAGCGCGGCCGTCGATGTACGAACGAAGAGCTGGTGCATCGTCCAGGATCTGGCGAGAAGCCTTGAACAGATGCGCAATCGTGCGAACCGGCGCAGAAGTCATATCGAACGTCAGGTCCGAATATGGCTTCGCAGTCGTTTCAGCGACGGGAGCCGCATTGTTCGTGTAGCCAGTTTCCTTCACATACTCGATAGAGCTTGAAGCAGTCTGACCCGGTAGAACCAGATCACGGATTGTCAGCGTGCGCTCTGGCAGACCAAAGATACCCGGCACACGTGCGCCTGGTACAAGCGAAGTGCCCTGACTGCGACCGGCACCTACCGTGGTGTTGGCCGAGGTGATTGCAGCACGATCGGCCGTCACCTTGATCGAACCGCGAGACGAACCTGTCAGCATGCCCGCCTTGTAATCGGCAGAGTCGATAACCAGATCGCCAAGCGACTTCTGTTCGTTCGCGCCTTCTTCGTTTTCGCGGGCGGCACGCTTTTCAAGGTCACCAAGGCGTGTGGTCATATCGCCGAGTTCAGAAAGAGCCTTATCGGTCTTTTCCTTGAGTTCCGCAGAAACCTCGCCGTTAGCAGCAAGCTTCGACGTAAAGTCTACAGCGAGATTGCCGACCTGCTCTTTGATGGAGGCAAGCGAAGTACCAAGCTCGCCGATCTTATCGGCAAGTGCATTATCAGCCATGAGTGGCTCCTTATTTCTTGAAGAGTGGTGTGTTTGCTTCGGCCAAAAGCCGGTCTAAGGCTGCCAAAGCAGCAGCATCCGTCTCGACGTCAGGAGCCCCCTGACCTTCCTTGAGGTAGAGCCGAGCGGCCCGCTCTGCCTCAGAATTCGATAGGTTTAGAAGACCCTTCAAACCGTTCTCGAATTCGCGTTTTGTAATCTGTTCGCCTGTTGCCATTTTCGAGGCAAGAAGCGTGGCAGCATCGGCCTTCGCGGCATTTGATGCTTTTACGCGGCGCACATATGCTGGCTCGGTATCGGCACCAAAGCGCGCCAATGTTTCATCAAGCGTTGCGACACGATCGGCCATACCCAGCTCGATAAGCTTTTCCGAGTAGAAAACTCTGCCCTGACCGAAGTCAGCTTCCACACGGGCTTTTGTGATCCCGCGACCATCGGCAACACTTGTTAGGAAGCGTCCATATGAGCGGTTCACGCTTTCCTGAATATAAGCCAGCGTTTCCTTGCCAAGCGGCTCAGTTTCGTTGCCCTCGACTTTGTGCTTACCGGCGGAAATATAAGTCCGCTTGACGCCAGCCTTATCCAAGGCGGCCGATATGTCATCGTGTGCGGTGTAAACACCGATCGAACCTGCTCGGCCAGAAGGCGTCACAACGATCTCATCAGCGGATGAAGCCAACCAGTATGCGGCACTTGCAGCGAGACTGTTGACCTGCGCGATGATCGGCTTGTCGCCTCCGCGAAGTTTGCGGATCTCCGTTGCCAATTCATCCGTACCGGGAACGGAACCGCCAGGGCTATCAACATCAAGCACCACGGCCTTTACATCATCATTAGACAGCGCCTTGTGAAGCTGACGCTTGATGCCGGCATATGAAGTTCCGCCGCTCATCGCAGAAAACATGTCCATACGGTCAGATAGCACCCCGTAAACAGGGATAACTGCAACCTTACCGTCGGTTTCAGCGATCTCTTTCGCCCGAGCATCAGAAACAGCAGCAGCAAATTCAGACGTCACAAACTTATCGCCGGCAGCACGCGCTGCGAAAACATCCGCAAGAACTGCAAGTTTTTCTCGCTGAATCGCCCACGGCTCAGCCTCAAAGGCTGTCAAAATGTGTTCGAATTTCATAAAGTATCCTTAAGCAGCGCGCTTTTCGGGCGCGTCATCAATCGATGGTCCGCCGTTGTGGCCGATGCCGTGCAAAGGTTGCATTGTTCCGTTGACGATGAGCTGATCGCCGCCCGGTTTGGAGGCCTTGTTTTCGTAACTGCGGGCTTCATCTGGCGTGTAAATGCCGGTATTGACCATCTTCTGCAGGAAGTCAGCGCGCGCCTGGCTATCGCCTCGCAACAGGCCTTCCATGTTGAACTTTACAACAGTCGTTTTGCGCGTCTTTGCGTCCAACAAATCGCGATAGACTGCCGATTCAATGCTGCGCAGCAACGGAGTTAAGCAGGTCTTGGTGAACTGCAGGATTAACTGCTCGATACCGCTGCCCCATGTCGTTGTGCCGTTTGAGGCATGTCCGATCATGACAGGCGGAACGCCAAAGATACGGCAAATCTGCTCAACGCTGAACTGGCGCGTTTCTAGCATCTGTGCATCTTGAGGATTGATTGTCAGCTGCTGGTATTTAAGTCCAGCTTCAAGCACAGCAATCTTGCCGGCCTTCTCAGACCCGGCGAACTGCCCAAGCACTTCACCAAGCTGCTGACGCTGTTCCTTTTTCAGTATCTGGTCAGATGAAAGGACGCCGGCAACCTGCATACCATTGGCAAACATCTTGCCAGCGGTCTTTTCACCTGCAAGCGCGTTACCGACAGTATTCCTGACAACGCCAATTG